GAGAAATAGTAATCGTAAATCCTTTGGGCGTCCTTGCTAGACCGCGTGTGGCCCTTGCGATCAAGCTTGCCGTCGATCACCGTCTCTTCGCCAACCACACGGGCAATCGGGATATACGACCCAGCCCATTCGCCGCGCTCGATGATCTCCGAACCTGCGATCTTGAACCACTCAACCTTCGGATCAACGATCGGCCGCGTGCGTAGCTCAAACGTATCGAGCAACGCCGCAGCCTCGGGCTCCAACTCACTGCGCCTGATCGTCCCGCCGCTCGGCATCTCCGGGAACAATCCCGGTGGAACCTCCATCAACGTGTCGGTCTGCTTCAACGAGCGTCGGAAATACTCGGCAACCCGCACGTTCTCCCGGTTGCCCCAATCGTCATTGCCGTCCAGCGCCTCACGTGCAACCTTGCCCTTGAACTTCGGATACTTCTCATCGAACGTCTCTGGCTTCATGTTCTCAAACACGAACGCATAGTTCGCATCCGAGCCGTCGTAGCGCTGAATGTCCGGATCGAGATAGACCGAGAGAGGATCGGCAACACGCCGGATGTAAATCTCCTGGTCAAACGACGTGGTATCGTTGTGCGGCACCTCGGCGTGCAAGCGAATGTAGCCGATCCCGCCATACACCTGATGATACGTCGCGGTATCGTAAGCCGTCTGCGCATCGCTGATGTATTCGATATGGCGAACAATGCCCTCGAACACCTTAGCCGCCGCACGCGATGCACCATCGCTCACCGGCTGAATGCGAATCTGCGGCTTGTTCTGCCGCGCATCGTTCACGATCTGAAGGTTCTGCTCGCGCACCTTGTTGAGCGTAAGGGACGGCGAGCCGTTGCGTTGGCGCTGATCCGCGTAGCCCGCATTCCACTGCCAGCCGTTATCCGGGTCGCCCTCCGCGAACTTCATATCGTCTTTGTAGTGCGCGCGGGCTTCGGTTTCCCATTCCTCGCACTTCTTGAAGCGACGCTTGGCCTCCTCAATGATTTTGCTATCGCCCTTCTGGCGCATTACCTACCCATCCAAGCTTGCGGGCCGGGCCTGATCGTCGGAACCACGGCAGCCCTCGGCTTCGGCTTCAATGTCTTCGCAAATCGCAGAGACATGAGCCCGTAGCGCGATGCACTCATAAGGTCGTCGAATTCTTTCACAACGCGGCCGTCCTTACGGTGATAAAGCCGCTTCTCTTCAAACCATTCGTTCAGATGGCTGAATACGTGCCACCGGCCGGTTTCCATGCGCTCCAGCATGTCCATCAGGCCAGCCTCTACACCCGAACCACGCTCATTCTCGTATTGAGCGCGCTCTGGCAACATCTTGAGGCCACCTTTGCGGAACTGCTCGGCTAGCTGCTCGCCGCTAGACTTATCGTGCTGCAATCCGTCGTGCGGCCAAGCCCAAGGCATCTCTTCGCCCCAAGCCTTCAGAGAAGCGACGTGGATAGCTGGGATTGCCTCGCGCATCTTGTAAGCGTGCGTCACATAAACCGCATCGGCATCACGATCCCAGGCCAGTCGCACTGCCGCCGTAGGATGGTCCCACCCGAAATCGAGCGCTCCTATTACCGTCCAATGAGGCGGAATAGGGAATGCCTCAATCGAAATGGACTCATCCGTAACAGGGAAGATCAAACCGGAACCCAGCGATGGCGTCCCGTTGATTCTGGCCTCGCGCTCATGGGCCGGATAGCTGTTAATAATGCGAGTCCGCTCTTCAGGAGCGATATGCTCAGCATCATCAATCGTCATATTCGTGTCGGAGCGGTCGGGCGACACTTCCATCAAGAACCGCCGAACCACCGTTGACATACCTAGCAACGGCGTAAACGTGGTCCAAGCAATTCCGCCAGTGGCGTTCGTCCGGGTTAGCCCTTCGGTGTAGATGTCCTCGGGCGGCTCCTCATCGAACCAAACCCAATCGAGCGTTTCACCCTGCCACTTCTGGCGGCCCTGCTCGAAATATTTTAACCGGATGCGGCTCGTCCCACCACTCACATGCTTGACTAGGATCGTATCCATGAGGTCGGACACGCCGCGCGCCGAAGTGGTGTCATCGATGCACCGCGCGGGAATCAGACCGGTCCCTCGGTTCTCCAGAGGGCCAATAAGAAGCCTCTGGATCGTATCTCGCGTAACCTCACCCGTAACGCCGCCAGCCCACCCGGTTGTGGGAACATCCCACCGGCGCCCTTCCCACCACTCAGGATAAAGTCCCGTTGCGTGGAATGCCGCCTCTGCCGCACCGGCAAAGCTTTTCCCAAGCTGATTGCCTGCCCTTAACAGGCGTTCGCGAAACTCTCCGCCCTTAGCGTGAAAGAGACGCTGCTTAGTGTAGGGACGATACTGGCTCAGGCGGTTCTGAGCCTTCCGCTGCTTCATTTCCGCTTGGAACGCCGCCAGAAGCTTCGGCGAGAGCAAGGCGGATGAGTTCAACTCCAGTTGCGAGTTCATCATCTGTCATGTCTTCAAGCGGGCGCTTAGCGATGTCGATAGCCTGCGCGGGCTTGCCAAATCCTCTATCCAATAGGCTGTTGCCAGCCATCAAGCGAACCTGCGCCTGAACCTTGGGGTTATTCAGAATCTCTGCCATGACCCTAATGGCGTCCGGCCAGTGCAACCTAGCCGCCGCAGTCATCAGGTGCATGTCCTTGGGCTTGCCGCCTGGATTGCCCGATTGCCCCTTAACCCATTTTGGATTGCCGGGTCCGGCCGGCTGCCGATTGCCTCTGGGCACGTATCAGAGGCCCATCGCCTGAAGCGCCACGTCGAATGCACGCGATGCAGCGTTTAGCTCGGCGCCTGCCCTGATTTCCTCCAACGTGTTGGTGGAGCACCACTCATTGAAGTTCAGCTTCGCGTTGGCGAGAGCAGTTGCGAGGGGCAACAACTCTTCCCACTGTTCGTCGGTCACTTACTCACCTTTTTCAGGTTCGGATTCGCCTTCTTCGCAGACGGAGACGCCTTCCGCGCGGCGCTGGCAAGGATCGCGTCAGCCTGCCCCTTGGACACGCCCTCGCGCCGTTCAATGCCGCCCGCAGCGCGTCCGAAGCCCTCGCCCTTCTTAGGCATCACTTCCAACTCCACCAGAACACGTAAGCGCACACGACCGCGATAATCCCGAACACGACGAACGCATAGATCGCGGTATCTCTCGTTTCCTTGCGGCGCGCCTCGGCGTTCTCCGTCGCGTAGTCCCTAGGGAAATGCGTGTCTTCCCACTCGCGCATGGACGGCTTCTCGTATTGAGCGTGCAATGCCTTCTGCGCGTCCAGCATCTTCTGCCGGCTGCTCTTGGGCTTCGGCTTGCTCGCCACGGCGGAACTGTTCGCGTAGGCATTATGACTGTTCGCGTAGCCTCTCATCGGCAGATTGTCGGCCATAGCCATAGCGGAGACGTGGCCTGGTGCCATCGCCTCCGCGTTGGTCTCGACCGCTACAGCACGCTTCGGAGCCCGCTTGCTGGGGTTACGCTTAGGCGTGACGACTTGCGCAGTCGGCACCTTCTTGGCTGGGGGCTTGACCGGAGCGCGCGACACTTAGCGATCAGATGCTAGGGCTAGCCGGCACGTTGGGGTCTGCTGGCGCGTGTGCCGGCGTCTGAGCCGCGCCACCCGTGGTATCAGCACCCGCGCCACCCGTGGTACCGGTGCCGCTGGCGCCCCCGCCAGTCGTATCCGCACCACCACCGCCCGTCGCGTCGCCACCCGCGCCAGTGCCCGCCAAAATGGCCGCAACCGTGTCATCGTTGGCCTTCAGCGTGGCCTGCATATCAGCGAGCGCGCTCACCGTGGCGGGATCGACGCCGGCCTGCGCGAGCTGCTGAGTGAGGTTGTCCACCTGGCTCTTGAGGGTATCGAGCGCGGTCTTCACGGAAGACGTGATGCTGGTGTTGCGCGTAAGCTCGGCCTGGAATGCGGAAAGATCGACGGTCATTTGGTTCAGCTTTCTCTCAATGTTGTTGAGGGATCGGGTTAGTTTCGCGCCGCTGAAGTACAATCGGATACCTCCGCTAGTCGCCTCGTCAGATTCACGCCAACCGCCACCGCGTAGGCTTGCACGGCCATCACCGCCGCTTCCTCCAAGCTGGTGATGCCACCCACCGGGCCATCGTCCTCAGCAACCGCGCGCATCACGGGACTTTCGTAGAGTCCAAGCCAATACGCCAGCGCCGTGTGGAGCAATTCGTGCTCAACGCACATGCGGCCGGTTTCGCTGCCGTAGCCCAGGCGTTCCGCCGTCGCGCGATAATCGTCGGTATCGTGCGGGACGGCGGGGATTTGCTTGCCATCGTGAAGCGTGGTGCGGGCTGATGCGGCGTCGATCTCAACGCGCGTGTGGCCGATGAAGAGCGTTTTCAAAGGTCAGGGTCGAACGGGAACCCGTTAGCCTTATGCCATTCATTCGCTCGCCGCTCTTCCCGCTCTACCAGAATTGCCAGATAGCCGAAGCCGCAGAAAAGCGCGAGGTATAGAGCAGCGCCGATCCACTGCATCAAACCGCCCTCACACTCGCCCGATCAACCTCAGTCGGCACGTCGCGATCGAACATCCGCAGCAGCACCCACACCCGATCGCGCTCGCTCATATGAACCACGGTGCTAATGTCCGTGCCGTTGACCGTGACGCTCACCGCCTGCCCAGGAGCCAGCGTGGGAAACTGAGGCGTAGCACCGGGATCGATCGCGCCGTCGCCCGCCCTGCCCTTCGCCATCAGAGCCTCAACGAAGCCCACGGGCACCGGCAACGGTCGCGTGTTGTCGGCTGTGGTGAGGAACCGCTTCACGCCGCGCGTTGTGTGCCTGATAGCGCCCCAGCTCGGATCGGATGGCTCCAACTCCACGAATAGATAGCCTGGGAAGAAAGGGCGGATGATCGCCTTCGTGACCGGCTTTCCGTTCTGCATCACGGCTGGTCCGCGATGGCCATGCCGGAGCACCGAACGGTATTCTACGATCGTTGGAAGATGCCGCCTGAACTTCCCGAGTGCGGTGAAAACCTCGAATTCGGCCTGCGGATAGGTGTTGAGAACATACCAACGGGGGGCTTCCATCGCCCGCGACGCACGGTGGTCTGTGCTTCGGGCGCAATCGGTCACTGGCAGCATGACCCCTCGCTCGTATTGTGGCTCATATTGCAACGGCGCGAGGTATGTCAAGTGTTTGATGCCCCTATCACTTCCATCCTCCCCACGAGAACACACGCCACTTACTGCGCGCATCATCTGTGTTCTTACCGCGTAGCTGCTCTATTGCTAATTCCAAGTCCGCGACACGATCCGATAGATTGCGGATACGCTTGTCGTAGTTAAGCGGATCAGGCCACGTCTGCGGATCGCGGAAGTCGTCTAGCGGTTTGTTCACTGTCACCACCACCAAGTTACATGTAACCTGCAATCTGATACATTATAACATTCCATCTTGATCGCGCTCAGCCTTGAGCGCGGCGTGCCTCGCCTTCCAATCCACGGGCGGCAGGAAGCCGTGCTTCGGAGCCTGGCCGCGTTTCGCACCGCAGAATGGGCATAGCTCGCTCGTGGGATAAGCCATGCCGCCGCATTCCAGGCATTGCCAGCGAGGATCAGTCACGCCGCCCTCCTCTGTGCCACATGGCTAGCCAGGCGGGCATACAGCGTGAAGCAGTCCACATGCGTGCCCGGCGTGCGCCCCTGCACGGCGTAGATGCTGCCCGCCTGCACCCGCTCCCAGAACCACGTCAGCGCCATCCTGTTCCATTCTGGCGACCACACCCAATCGCCGCGCTCTCCCTGCGCCACGATCTGCCAATCACCGTCCAGCTCGCCGCCCGGCATGAGGTAGCGATCCGTGGTGATGGGAGTCATGACGCCACCTTCGGAGGGGCCCCGTCGCGGTGCCATTCGGCGCCCTTCTCGCGCGACCGCAGCAGCACCTTGAGGTCACGCTTCGCCAGCATCGAACTGCGCGGCGCCCGCTCGGCATGGGGCGTGGAGCGCTTGTTCGGCCGGTATGTGGCAGCCTGCCGCGCCATCAGATGCCACCCCGCCAGCGAATGCCCTGAATAAAGCCCTGGGAGCCCGGCCAGCGACTTACAGCGCGCGCCATGACGTCGTGCACCGGGGAATGCTCAGGAGCCGTCAGCGCCGCGATTTTGGCGTTTGCTGCGGCAAGGAGTTCGCGGAGGGTATCCGCCTCCGATTTTCCCGAGATTATTGTGGCCCAATCGGTCTGAGTAAGGCCATCAAGCTCAGCCTGAAGCTGGAGGCTAAATTCCGGCTCGCGCGGCACGATGAGGTAGGGCAATGGCGCCTGCGTTGCCGCGTTCATCGCAGCGCCAATCGCCCCCATCCCCTCCGCCAGCCCACGGAACCGCTCGGCGCACTCCCATGCCGCCTGCCCGTCGCTCGGCATAGCGGGGCAGAAACCCTGAATGCGCTCCTGCTCCATTCTGCGTTCGTCTCTCATCGAACCCTCCGAATCTTTCACGCTGCCGATGTAGGTCATTCGCTTTCTCCCACCTTTCCGAGTTTCTTCCGAAGCATGTCGCGGCGGATCACAGCGGCTGCGTTCCCATCAGCCGCCAGCTTTTCGTAAATCATCAGCAGTGCTCCATCTGACAGCGGCAACTCCCGATGCGTGGCTGAACGCACTTCAGGCTGCCTCGCCTCGCCCATGACGGCTGCGAATTTGGGATGGAACTCGGCAAGGATCGCGTCACGCTGCGCCTGGGTTAGCTTCTGGCGCTCGGTCTGCTCGGTCTCAACCTCGCGCGGCCTGAGCATCGCCATGAGCGCCTGATACCGCCCGACCAGCCGCTTGCGCGTCGGTTCCAGCAGATCGCACACATCGGCAGCGGATGGAAAATACTTGAACATGCGAAGCGCCTCGCGCTGGGTTTCGGCAGTGAAGCAGGCTCGGGGGAAGTCGCTCACGGCGGTTGCGATCACGGATGCCTTCGCCATGAAATCCTCATCCGAGGGCACGATCCGAGATGCTGCGACGAGCGGATAAAGCCACGCCACGAGCTGTTGGCGGTCGATCGGCTGGCACATGGATGCGTAGAGATTGCGAGCCCTTTCCGCCTCATGGCGAGCCTGCGGATGGACCGCTAGGCGCTGGTATTCCCCGTTCCATCCAGGCTCAGTGTGCGAGCGGATGGCGTGTTCGAGCGGCCCGGTGAGGACCGGCTCGATCGCAACTGCCGGCAGCGCATAGGCGACAGGGGCTAGCTGGTTCAATTGATGAAATCCTCTGGGGGACGGATTGAACCGTCTTCGTTGAACATCCAGGCCATGCGGGATTTGAGCGTGGGCTTGGGCTCGGGGCGGCGGTCTTCCCAGCTACATTCGTTTAGCCATGTCGCGGCCATCTTCCGGAACTGAGGCTTGTCGGAGAAGCTGTAGGAACGAAGCTGCTCAAGGAGGAAGCCGGCGCTCACGGACTTGAGCGCCTTCGCGTAAGCCTTGGCCGCCCGCGCCTTGCTGTCGCTCGGAAATCTTTCCGGATATGCGGCCCACCACTCCTCGAAATCGGACGTGTAAGCCGGCTTCGTCGGACACCTTTCCGAAGGAAAGGATTCTTCCTTTCTGCTTCTTGCTTCTTGCTTCTTGCTTCTAGCTTCTTGGTGTAATAGGTCGCCTACAAGGTCACGTTTAGCTTCCCCGTTAGGCACCCTATTAGGGGGGGTATTAGGTTCCTGCCCACCTCCCCCATTACCCCATCGTTTTGCAATCGCCTCACGTCCTTCTTCGCTGCGTTCGGCATCCTTGACCATGCGGCGGGAATAAATCGTGCCGTCATCCGTCCGGCTGAACACGCCGTATTCCTCAAGTTCCGCGATAAGCCTCGCGAACTCGCGCTCATTCGTGCGTAGGATAGATGAAAGAACCCTGACACTAGGCTGCTTGCCATTGATAAGAAGATGCCCGTAAGGTTCGCCACGGTGCATCAGGCACAGCATTCTCATCCATAGGCCCTGAGATGCTAGGCTGCATGATGACAGGAGAGGATCGCCCTCGTAATCCTCCCACCAGAACTTAGACCAACGCCTGGCGCCGCTCATGGTGTAACCTCTCTCATGCCGCTGCGAGCGCGAGCCCTATCAATCCTTTGTTGGATTCGATCGGAAAAGTATTTGCCGTGTATGACAATATCAGGAAAGTTAAGATGGGCCATTTCCCCGTGTAACCTATATGCCGCAGCATCTCTTATTAGAGCCGCGTCCTCTTCTTCTAAGAACGATCCTAGATACAGTTTCCTACAATCGTGATCTTTAATTTCCGCAATCCATTTATGGTTTCTTCGGTGCCACCAAACACCTACAAATCGACTAGTCGAATCTGGATTCCCTCTATTGTTTTTGCAGTTATCTCTAGGGGAGACCACTCGTAAGTTTTCTCTCCGATTATCCAGACTGTTCCCATTAATGTGATCCACAGTCATTCCGTCGGGGCGGCTCATAAGCATCACGTGAAGCATTATCATCTCCTTACTTGTCCGGAGATAATGTCTCGCCCTACCGCTCGTGTTGACGGATTTTCTCAGATACCATCCTCCTGGATAGTCTAAAACCAGGTCAACATCACATTCCGATAACAAGACCCTATATCTAGAATTCTCTACCACGAATGATCCGAGAAAGTATTCGTGGCTAATAACGGAGGATTCTTTCCTGTCAGATTCTCTTCTCCGGCTTTTAACAAAGCAGTCTCTAGAACAATATTTCCCATATCCACGGTTTACCTCAAACGGGGTTGGGTAAAACGTGCATAAGCAGACCAAGCACTCTCTGGCTAACTTAGTAGCCTTTACTGGATCGTCGCGGCGCTCGATCACAGCCCTATCTCTCCCGCCGCCTTAGCGAACCGCAGGGAGTGCGCCATCACCGCCTTGAACGCATAAGCCGCGTCCTCATTGGTAAACAGCGCGAGCGTGCGGGATTGGCTGCCGGTTGAGTCCAGCGTGACGAGCCACCAAGCGCCGTGGCGATACTCGATCGTC